TAGGTACTGCATCAGTAACAGGAGAAGTAGCATACTGGGGAGGAGGATCCGTAACAGCAGGTAACCTGTACTATTACGATTCATCAGGAAACTGGACAGCAGCAGATGCAGACAGTGAATCTACATCAACAGGAATGTTAGGTATTGCACAAGCAACAGGAACAGCTGGTAGTGTAGGAATGCTTCTAAGAGGTCATGCTAGATTTACAGCAAATTCACTATATACAGGAGTTACAACAATAGGAGCAAAATTATATGTTTCTCCAACAGCAGGAGGATTTACACAAACAGTACCTTCAACTACAGGGCAGGTAGTGAGAATAATTGGATATGTACAGAGTACAACAAGTGATCAAATTTATTTCTGCCCAGACAACACATGGGTTACATTAGCATAATATGGCATATATACAAAAACAGTTAGTATTCGAAGAAAGTAAAATATACTTCACAGATGCAACATCACCTACAGGTAGGAAGGAAGTGATGATGGATTGGGAAGCCCCTATCATGTATGCCTCAGCACAATATGTAGCAGAGAATGGAGGAAATATTCTAGAGATAGGATACGGTATGGGAATATCAGCAGGCTATATTCAAACCTTTAGCCCCAGATCTCATACCATAGTAGAGATACATCCTGAAATAGCAAATAAAGCAAACAAGTGGGGGGCTAGGAGAGGAGGTGTAACAATTCTTCAAGGAGATTGGTATAGTTTGACAAAAGAAATAGGAGGGCTTGGACCATACGATGGTATATTCTACGATGCATACGCAGATGAAAATATAAAACATTTAGTAAGCTTCTGTGCAAGTATAATCAACCCAGGAGGTAGATTCACATTATGGAACCCATTACCGTATCCATTTGGTAGAGAAGAACAAAAACTACCAAATGCAATAATAACATACGATACTATAGATTTAAAAGAAGTATATATACCAGATAATGATTATTATACAGCTAATGTTTATTATCTACCAAAAATACAGTTTTAATGGCAACGATAAATGCAACAACAGCACAAGGAGGGTATCTTCAACAATCAAGAGCGGCAAGTTTCCTTTCATGGGAGGATACGCTCTTTAACGTTGGTTCTGCAACTTCGGCAGACGTAAACGGAACATACATATATACTAGAGCACAGTATGTTGCAAGTTTTAGAAACCCCTTATGGGTGAGTCGAAGAAGTTATTTAGTATTTGATACATCAGCAATAACAGGAACACTCACTAGTCTTTCCCTTAACGTTTTTGTAAATTCCATACTCGATACTAACTATACTCCTGACATGATTGTGGAGGTAGTAAATAGCCCAACTCTCTCGACAGCCTTAACAGTCAGTGACTGGGCACCTTACTCCTACGGTGCAGTAACAACTGCTACTGCATTAGGAAATAATACCTGGAATACATTAACCATGAATAGTACAGGACTCTCTCAAACAGAAAGTAATAATGAAGTAACATTTTGCCTAAAAGATAACTACTACGACTATGCCTACTATACAAACTTGACTGATCCATTTGACGATGGTTATATAGAGTATAGGTATAACTATTCCGGATATGTACCATACCTGGATTATACAATGACTACAGGATATGGGCAGACAGTAAATGGAATAATTACTGCTAACTACCAGAATATAGATGGAGTATCTAAAATGAGTATAAGTAAAGTATTAGGAGTATAATAAAAAGAGAAATAGAATATGGTAACTTACGAATGGAATTTTCCTGCATTTGATTGCAGATTAGACGAACAACTTGATAGAGTTGTGACAGCAGTACACTGGGTATATACAGGTGTAGACGAAGACGGTGTAACAGGTTTTATGTACGGATCTCAAGCTGTAGGAGAACCTAACCCTGATGCTTTTACTCCTTATCCGCAGATAAGTAAAGATCAAGTTATTGGGTGGATAGAACCCGTTATGGATATTGAAACTATGCAAGAAAACATAACAGATCAAATCAACCTAACCAAACACCCGGTAATAACAACCCTACCAGCTCCTTGGCAAACAGAGTTGTAAAATTAAAAAACATTTAATACATTACATTATTAATCGATTAATATAGAAATAAGTTTCATGGAAATTAAAAAATTAACACAAGAAGAATTGTCTCAAATTGAAATAATTAAACAAAAGAGTCAAGCAATTGTTCAAGAATTAGGTCAAATTGAATTATTAAATTTAGACTTAAAAAGTAGAAAAGACAATGCACTTACCTTCTTACAAGAATTAAAACAAGAAGAGAGAACACTAGCTCAGGCATTAGAAACTGCTTATGGAAAAGGTACAATTGATCTTGAAAAAGGAGAATTTACACCTTTTGTAGAAGAGGTAAAGGAGTCAGAGTAATTACCAGTAAAATAGTAATGTAAATAAGGAGGGTTTCGACTCTCCTTTCCTATTTATTAAAGAATATATAACCTAGCACTATAGGATGGTTTACCAAAACCAGATGATATTTATAATAAATTAAAAAACAAATTTATAAAACATGGCAGAATCAATTATCTCTCCAGGAGTATATACAAGAGAAAACGATATCTCTTATATCACACCAGCACCAATTCAGGCAGGAGCAGCATTTGTTGGACCAACAGTTAAAGGGCCGAATAACCAGCCTCTCATTGTTACATCTTATAGTGACTACGTAAGAAAGTTTGGTGAAACATTTTTATCAGCTTCTAACAAGCAATACGAATTCCTTACTTCTGTAGCAGTTAAGAACTATTTCCAAAATGGTGGGCAAACAACCTTAGTAACCAGAGTAGTATCGGGATCATACACAGCAGCTAGCAATACAACAATTTCAAGTGGAATTTTAGCTTCAACAGCATCTCTTGCAATCTCTAGTGCAAGCTTAGCACCATTCATTACACCATCAGGAACTTTTACATTAAACGGAGTTACCCTTGCAGTATCAGGAGGTGTAGCACAAGTAGGAACAGGTGCATTAATTAATGCAGCAAACTTAATGTATATTCCAACAGGATCTACTCCTCAAACAACAATTAACAATATTGTTAACTCTATTAACGTTAGTGGATCAAACGCATTCTACAGTGCTAACCTATCTAACATATCAGCAAGTATAAACGGTACTACAGGATTAGACTTATTTACATCTGCTTCTCAAATAGGAACAAATGTATTATCTACTGTGTTGAATGGGTATAGTTATGTATCCGGAAGTACTACTACTTATTTTAGTGGAGCAACTGGAACTGCAGTATTTCAAATACAAACTTTAGGAAAAGGAACTATATATAACAACTCAACATCAGCTACAGATTCAGGAGCTTTAAACTCAGATGGATCTTTAGTATCTGGATCTGCAGATAACGTAAGATGGGAAATTGCAAACGTAAACAATGCATTAGGAACATTTTCTTTAATTATAAGACAAGGAGACGATAGTGCAAATAATAAAACTATCTTAGAGACATTTACTGTAAATCTTGATCCAAATTCAGATAATTACATTGAAAAAGTAATTGGTAACCAGTACGTAACAGTAGCTACGGACTCAACTTCAGGAGTATCATATAACACTACAGTAGGTGAATATCCAAATGCTTCTAACTATGTTAGAGTAAGTGCAATTAATTTACCAACAAACTACTACTTAGCAAACGATGGTATAACAGTTAACAAAGATGCAAACAACCTATCATACTCAGCATCATTACCGCAAGTAACCTCAGGTTCATTTTACGGAGCATCAGGAGCAGTTAAAGCAGGAGCTAAGTTCTTTGGAGATATTACAAATACATCTACAGATGCACAAGGATTAGTAGCAGCAAACTATAATGTAGCTTTATCACTACTTGCAAATAAAGATGAGTACCAATTTAATATTATATCAACACCAGGTCTAATCTACAAAAACAGTGCTTTCACTTCTATAGTAAACTCTTTCATTTCATTAGCAGAAAATAGAGGAGATTGTATCGCAGTAATAGACTTAGTTGGATTGAGCGAACCAGCAGTAACAAACGTAACAGCACAAGCAGCTTCATTGAATAGTTCATATGCAGCAACTTAC